ACACCTTCTCCATCTACCAAAACATCTCCACTCATCAGTCTTGTCTTTACAAATATAAATCAAAGGACAAAGGTCATTCATGTTTATATCCATCTGCTTCTCTAATTCCCTTCGCTTTCCCGACGCTGTTCTCTTACTTGGTCTCATTGAACAAATCCATAAACTCATTTACTTCTGCTAATTCTGCTTCTAGCTGTTCCTTCCGTGCTACTAATTGAGTTTTACCAAACACTCGCCTAACTTCTTTCATCCCAACCTCTGCGACTGTTGTGTCATTGACTTTTATTTTTTCTGCCATTAAAATACCTCCTTCCATGTGTCCCCTATATTTATTTGAATGCCAGCGACCTCTTTCCATACGTCGCCGATGTTAATTTGTGCTGCTGATATTTCTTTCCAGTCATCCCCGATATTGATTTGTGTGTTTGTGCCTGCTGCTGCTTCTTCCCAAACTGCATAAACACCTACTAACCACCTAGTAAAAGTATTATAACCAGCCCCAGTTGCGGGTAAAGAAGATACATTATTATCATAAGACTGAGCCTCCCCATCAATTGGATAACCCAAATCTATGTCTGTGCCAGTTGCAGTATTATCCAATTGAAACGCTATCCAATAAGTAGTAGAAGCACTTAAATCCCAATCTAATCCAGTTACTACTTTCCATCCTAAATCTGTCCCTTTTGCGTTTGTAGTATCAGATTTGAGTAATGTTAAGGGTCTATTATTATCCCCGTCATGACTATATATTCCCACTTCAAAATTAGCTTCTTCTGTTGCATTATCACACCACCACCCCATTTCTGTTATAGTTATTGCGTCTGTAGTAGTTACTTTCATACTAGTTGCATAATAATCTCGTGTAGATTTCATACCTCCCGGGTCACTTGTCGGTGCAGTTGTTACAAACCCACAATTTGTTCCTACTACTAATGCCATTATGCCGTATACTGCACGTACAGCGTCCCAACAGGAAAGCCCGACGCTGCTGGTGGGGTGTCGTCGGTGTTGTAGAGTATCATTGGAATGAAGGCTTGGTCTGCTGTGCTATTGTCTGCCGTTGTAGTTAGAGGCCCGACTGCTACGTCTGCACCAGAATTTAGTAAATAGTCTGTGTGGGCTTGGGTGTTGTCTATTGCGTGGGCGGTATTAACAACGTGCTCATCATACATGGTTGTCGTCATCACTCCTGCGTTTGTCACATTAGCGGCGGCAATAGTATCATTACTCCCATCACTTGATTGAACATCCACATTTGTAGGGGCTTCGACTATGGTAATATTTGTTGTGACGTTGTGGTCTACATCCGTGTCCTTTAGAGAGTTTGCTACAATCTCATCCCATTTATCACTCCCTAAAATTCCTGCGTTTGTAGTGTCCGCTTCAACGAGTGTTGCATTACTACCATCAGAGGAATTAACATCTATTGTAGTCGGCGCCCTTGTCCCAGCGCTTAGGTCTGTTGAAACATTCGTATTCTTTGAGGTGTTCAATCCTACCGCAGTTACTATATCACTATGGTCTGCTCCTGAGGCGTCTCCTCTATGTGTTGAGTTACTTGTCACAAATCCCGCCATCCCCGCAATGTCTTGCCCATCAACACTTCCATCAGTTGTGATATTTCCGTTTGAGTGAATAGTCCCAGTTGTAGAAAAATTGTCTGTTGCATTTGTCCAGTCGATATGGTCGTTTGCTGGGATGCTTGCTAAACTATCATGAGCGAAGTCCCCTGCTGCATAGGTTGTATCATTATCAACATAGTTCGCAGCGTTGATAACCTTAGGAGATTGGTCTGCTTCCCAGTCAACCCCACCAGCAGCATCAACATAAGCTTTATTAGCAATATCCAAATCACTAACGGGTGTCTTCGTTGTTCCCGCGTCGTGTTGCCCGGAGTGGTTTGGGATATATAACCCGTCCCCTTTTGTTGTGGCGATTGGTGTTGGTTTTGCACCCTTAAGAATTTTATTAGTCTCTCTTTCTATTGCTTGCTTCTTTAGGTATTCACTTGCGGCTCCCATTATAATTCCAACCCCACTCTTTCTTTACTTAAAACATTTGAGTAATCTTCGAAGACTAAGTTTTGAGTGTCCCCTATACCATCCGGAATATCCAACTTAGAAATATCTTTTGTTCCCTTTGTCCCTTGATTAGGATTTGCCATTTTTACGCCTGCGATACTCCAACAATCAAAACGCCCTTACCCATCCCTAAAGGTGTCACTGTAAATCTTGCTGTTGCGTCTGTCGCTGTAATCATTGCCCCTATTGCAGCTGATACGGTTAACTCTGTTGGGTTTTCTACAATACTAATATCATGTACTCCTGCTGCCATCTTATTTCTTGCATAACCCCAAATTTACTAATGCGTTCTCAACAGATAACGCGGAGGCTGCGGTAATTGTTTGCTGAGCAACTGGTGTCGCTGCAAAGAATCCTATAACCCCTGCTGATACTCCAATGTTTGTGGTTGGTGAGCCTGCTTCATTCTCTACCATTATTTTCTTACCTTAGATTTAACTACTTCCTCAACCGGTCTAACTTCTTCAACGACTAAGCCGGGATTTTTCTTGATTAAGTCTGCCAAATGTTTCTTAGCATCAGCAACAATCAACTCATCCCTTACTGGATTACCACTCTTTAAACTTCCACCCGCTCGGGATGTATAATGTGCGAATAGCCTTTTGTTCTGTTCTTCTGACATTTTAAGCTACCCCAGTAATCAAACTGATATATTTAGGTTTCTTTAGAATAGCAATCCCGTTCGTAGAAACCCTTATCTTCCTACCAATCCCTTCCTCTGTGATTATCCATGTCTGTAGTGGCTTAAACTGCCTGTACTCGACTGCTTGTTTTAGGTCTGCAACCATAGCGAAGGTAGCAGTAACATTCTCAGAAACGACTACTTTGAGCCCTGCGATGCCTGACAGAGTACCTGACCCTACCTTCTCACTTGCGAAGTTAGGAATACTTGACCCCTTTGTAGAAACTAACCATACTAACAAATCCTTCTCTCCTTGTGCGTTTACTAATAGAACTCCATTTCGGATACTCCTCTTAGTCTGTTGCCTTATCTCCATCTTTGCTTCCATAATGTCTTCGAATGGGTCTTGTCCACTTGCGGCCGCCCATGTTGCATTAGCAGCAGTAGAATTAATAAGGTCGGGTGATTGATTTTCTGAGGCAACGTCCCATATATCCCCATCCTCATCGTTAGCGATAGATTCAACAACATCCTTAGCATTATCCATAAATACCTGAACCTCTGAATCACTCTCATCCTCAAGATTAATCATAGGAGAATCTAACATATACTTTATTGTGTACTTTGTAGTTGGTGTCCAAGATGTCTCTGCTACGAATGGCCGTGCGCCCGGTGCAATATTGCTCAACTTTGCCGGAGCCGTTAGTGTTAAATATCCAGTAGTCTTAGACCAATACTTAACTTCTCTCGACTTTGTAGGTTTGCTTGAAATCAATGGTTTAAAGATTAAGGCTTCTTCCTCGAAAGCCATTGCTCCCTTAGTAATATCAATGTCTCTAATTAATGCTTGGCCTGCTGTCTCTACCATTTTAAGCTAAGTCCATCGTAGTAGGACGAAGTTCCATTAATTTACTTTCTCCCTCTGCTCCGGTTTCAAGCATATACCCAAGAACATTCTCTTGGTTTGCTGTGGCCTCAATAACATAATTAGCAACTGCTCCAGTCACAACAGCCTTACCAATATTACAAGCCCCGCAACACGTGACCCTAAAGATACCGCCTCGGTAAACTGCGACGGAATTTTGTGTAGTATCAGCAGCTAATTTCTCTGACTGCGCAATACCAGCCACGATTTGATTTGCGGAATCAGAAAGAACCGCAGTCATAGGGTCTGTATTCTTAAGAATTGCTCCCTTCTCGATGGTTGCCGTAGTAGAACACGTATAATTAATAGGCAAGTGGGTCTCGACCTTCAATACTGCTTCGTTACTCATGGAATACCTTGGAATACCTACTATTTAAGGCTTGTGATTTAAAGGGCTTCGTGTGTCCAACCTTTATCATCAATATAACTACCCACAATCTCCCCATCTTCACGTATTCCAAGAACAACAATACTCACAAACGCCTTATTCCAAAGGTATGTCTCTGTTTTTTTATACTCCGGCGTCTTCTTTAATTTTAATAATTTCCTTAGGAATGGGTATACCATCCTTTTAAAATTAATCCCATATACCCCGGTTGCTGCGGCGTTGAATGTTGTTAGAACCATATCAAGAGACTCTTTAGGAAATACATACTCTTTAATTCCCCCGGGGAGGTCTCTTATTTGTCCGGGAATCCACGCCGCCCGATGTTGCATTTTCTTACCACGTTTCTTCCACATGGGTAATAAATGTTTTTGGGCTTCCATATCCCTCAATGTTCTTTCAACCCCAGCCCTCTCGCCATAGGGAATAAAACTAACGTGCATTTTTATCAGCTTCCTTCTTGATTTCTTCCTTAGCCAAGATGATAACCTTGTCTGCTATTGCGAGGTTGGCCTCTGCTGTTATGTAGCTTGTCTCTGCCTTAATCAACTGGTCTCTCCAATACTTTTCCTTCTCAGAAATAATCTCAAAACTCTCATCCTTCTCATCAGTCGCCATGTTGCCCCGCCTCTATTTCCTTCTCGACCCTATCCCTGTATTCTATTGG